GTTGAGTTTGATGACAATCTGGCTGAAGTGCTAGATGACTCAGTGCTCAACGAACTGTCAGATACTCTTATAGGTGAGATAGATAGCGATGTGTCCAGTAGAAAAGATTGGGCAGACGCTTTTGTAAAAGGTCTCGATGTCCTCGGGTTCAAGTACGAAGAACGTAATGACCCGTGGGAAGGGGCTTGCGGTGTGTACTCTACTGTCTTGGCTGAAGCGGCTATACGTTTCCAAGCTGAGACAATGAGTGAGACCTTCCCCGCCGCAGGCCCAGTTCGAGTTAAGATCTTAGGAGAAGAGACTAAAGACAAGGACGAAGCCGCGCAGCGTGTCAAAGCTGACATGAACTACGAGCTTACAGAGCGCATGGTCGAGTACAGACCAGAACATGAGCGGCTACTCTATAGTCTTGGTCTGGCTGGTTCTGCGTTTAAGAAAGTCTACTACGATACAAACATAGGTAGACAGGTAGCCATGTACATACCTGCTGAAGATGTAGTTGTACCTTACGGGGCGTCTAACATTGAAACAGCAGAACGTGTTACGCATATTATGCGTAAGACCAAGAACGACCTTAAAAAATTACAAGCGTCAGGATTCTATAGAGATGTAGATCTTGGTGATCCGCAGCCTTACCACACAGATATAGAAGAGCGTAAGGCTGAAGAGGGCGGCTACTCCATGACTGATGATGATCGCTATGCGGTGTACGAGATACACGCAGATGTGGTGATCGACGGTATAGATGACTCCGATGATGAGATAGCCAAGCCCTACGTGATAACCATAGAGCGAGGGTCAAACGAGGTTCTGGCTATAAGACGCAACTGGAATCCTGATGATCCGTTGATGTTGAAGCGTCAGCACTTCGTACACTATGTATATGTGCCGGGGTTTGGCTTCTACGGTCTGGGTCTAATACATATAATAGGGGGGTACGCTAAAGCAGGAACATCGCTTATACGGCAGTTGGTGGACGCTGGCACACTTTCTAACTTACCGGGGGGTCTAAAAACTCGTGGGCTACGTATCAAAGGAGATGATGCGCCCATAGAGCCGGGTGAGTTCAAGGATGTGGATGTTCCTTCTGGCAGTATACGAGACAACATTATGGCTCTGCCTTACAAAGAGCCAAGCCAAACATTATTGCAGTTACTAGATCAGATAACAAAAGAAGGTCGTAGGCTAGGTGCGATCAGCGACATGAATATCTCAGATATGTCAGCTAACGCCCCTGTGGGTACAACGCTGGCGTTACTAGAGAGGACGCTGAAGCCGATGGCCGCGGTACAGGCTCGTGTTCATTATGCGATGAAGCAGGAGTTTAAACTTCTTAAATCTATAATGTCTGAGTATGCGCCATCAGAATACTCGTATGAACCACTGCGAGGGTCTGTAACCGCGAAGCAGATGGATTACATGATGGTGGACGTTATACCTGTCAGTGATCCAAATAGTTCTACGATGGCGCAGCGAGTAGTTCAGTATCAGGCTGTATTACAGATGGCACAGTCTGCACCGCAGATATATGATCTACCACAGTTGCACAGACAGATGATTGAGGTGTTGGGTATCAAGAACGCTGATAAGCTTGTGCCGACTGAAGACGATGCCAAACCTACAGATCCAGTTAGTGAGAATATGGACGCGCTTATGGGTAAGCCGTTGAAAGCGTTTATCTATCAGGATCACGAAGCTCACATCGCAGCGCACCAAGCGTTTATGCAAGATCCGATGGTGGCGCAGATGATAGGTCAAAACCCACAGGCCCAGAGAATAATGGCAGCGTTACAGGCGCATCTAGCAGAGCATATGGCGTTCTTGTATCGTCAGAAGATAGAAGAGAAGTTAGGCGCACCATTACCTGCACCAAATGCAGAGCTGTCTGAAGATGTAGAGGTCAATCTAGCTAGATTGGTTGCTACGGCTGGGGCGCAGTTGACTCAGGCCAACCAGCAAGCTGCTGCACAGAAGCAGGCACAGCAAGCCGCACAAGATCCGTTGATGCAGATCCAACAGGCGGAACTACAGCTAAAGGCACAAGAAGTGCAGCGTAAGACACAGAAAGATCAGACGGATGCTCAGATCAAACAAGCAGAGCTACAGCTAAAAGCGCAGAAAAATCAAGCAGATAGCATGATAGACCAGAAACAACTTGAACTTGATGAGAAGGAGTTGTTGATTGATGCACGTAAGGCTGGTGTAAAAATGGCTGCGGATAGACGAAGAGAAAACTCTAAAACTGATATAGAGATGGCTAAACTAATGAAGGATAGAAACGAGTAGTGGCTAAAACTGTATTAGATGTATTAAAAGAACGAATCGAAGCTGACAAGGCTTCTGCAACAAATTTCTTGGTGGGAGGAGCGGTAAAAGACTTTTCTCAGTATAAGGAAACGGCAGGGTTATTACGAGGTCTGGACACCTGCTTGGGTTATATCGAAGACCTTTCGCGCAACATGGAGTATGGAGATGACTGATACCGCGCAAGCGAGCGTTACGGAAGATGAGTTTGAAGCACAACTACCCGTGCCTGTTGGGTATAAGTTGTTGGTAGCAATGCCTCAAGTAGAGGAGGCGTTTGAAGGGACTGAGCTATTAAAGTCTGTCACTACTAAAAACCATGAACAGATCATGTCTATAATGGGTGTGGTCATAGATATGGGTATGCAGGCTTACTCAGATCAAGACAGATTCCCTACTGGCCCTTGGTGTAAGGTAGGCGACTATGTTATGTTTCGTGCTAATACTGGCACTAGGTTTACTATTGATGGTTCAGAGTATCGGCTTATGAATGATGATTCAGTTGAAGCGGTGATACTTGATCCTCGTGGTATAGAGCGGGTATAGGGAGTAAAACATGGCATTTCAAAAAGTAGAGTTTGAGTTTCCTGATGAAGATCAAAACGATAATACAATAGAGATAGCGGACTCTGGAGAGATAGAAATAGATATATCTGGTAAAAAAACGGCAGAGGACTATAAAGAGCCAGAACCGGAACCCGAAGTCGAGGTAGAAGCTGAAGCAGAACCGGAAGTAGAGGTAGAGGTATACGACGATACCCCCAAAGCGGATCGTAATCGTAAACCTTCTGAACCACCTGCTGATGTTACTGAAGAAGAGTTAGCTGACTACTCTGAGAAAGTACAAAAACGAATTAAGCACTTTAGTAAAGGCTATCACGATGAACGCCGAGCTAAAGAAGCGGCTCAAAGAGAGCGAGATGAATTAGAACGCTATGTTAAAAGTGTTTTGGATGAAAACAAAGATCTTAAAAGCACTGTAGAGCAAAACAGAGAAGTTCTATTAGAGCAAGCCAAGAAAAGCACAACCGCTGAACTTGAGCAGGCTAAACAACAGTATAAAGATGCTTATGAAGCTGGTGACACAGATCGTGTGTTAGAAGCTCAAGAGTCTTTAACTAGCGCAAAAATAAGGTCAGACAAGCTAGATAACTTCGAGCTGTCGCCTTTACAGGAAGAAGAAACTCCTGTACAACCTCAACTAGAGCCTTTAGACCAAAGAGCTTCGGAATGGAAGCGAGATAACCCTTGGTTTGAAGACGATGTTGAGATGAGAACGGTTGCATTAGGAGTGCACCACAAACTTATCAATCAGGGGGTTAGCCCCCAAAGTGATCAATACTACGAGACAATAAATACTCGTATGCGGAAAATATATCCCGAATATTTCGGGGTGGAGGAAGTAGAGAAACCCAAGCCAAGGTCCAGTGTAGTAGCACCCGCAGCGCGGAGCACAAGCCCTAAAAAGGTAAAACTATCGCTATCTGCACAAGCCATAGCAAGAAGATTGGGAGTTCCATACGATGAATACGCCAAACAACAGGCTGCATTAGAAAGAGGGAATAATTGATGGCTGAAAACAGAATGAACCGAGAGCAGGAGACGCGAGAAAAAGGTGCTCGTAAACGCCACTGGGTAAAACCAGATGTCTTACCTACTATTGAGGTAGAGGATGGCTATGAGCCACGTTGGGTTCGCATATCTACTCTTGGTGTAACAGACGCTAGTAATATATCCTCGAAACTACGTGAAGGTTGGGAGCCAGTAAAAGCTGAAGATCATCCAGAAATATTGTCTGACAACAGTGATGAAAGATTCACTGGCAATATAACTATAGGTGGTTTAATGGCTTGTAAAGCTCCAAAAGAGATGGTTGAAGAGCGTAATGAACATTACGAAACTCAAACCAGATCGCAGATGAACTCTGTAGATAACAACCTCATGCGCGAAAACGATCCTCGTATGCCTTTATTTAACGAGCGCACAACTAAAGTTACCAATTTTGGTAAAGGAACTTAAATTTTTTGTTAAGAGGTTAACATGGCTTATCCAACAGTTGATGCCCCTTATGGGCTAAAGCCAGTAAAACTGCTTAGTGGTGTTCCTTATGTAGGTACGGTTCGTCAATACAGTATAGCCAGCGGCTATTCGACGGACATTTTCTACGGGGATGCTGTTAAGTTAGTTACTGGAGGCACTGTCGAGCGTGATACGTTTGATGCTGCCATGACTCCTATTGGAGTTTTCATGGGTGTAACTTACACCGACCCAAGCACCTCACAGGTGACTTTCAGACAATACTTCCCAGCAAGCACAGCCGCTTCAGATATTAAAGCGTATGTATGCGATGCTACGGACGTATTGTTCAAGGTTGCTGTTGTATCTTCTGGTACAACGATTGGTGACTTGGCTATCACTGATATTGGCGCAAATGTCGCTGGAGTAAACAATAGCGGAAGCACCGTAACAGGTAATTCTGCTAGTGCTATTTCAGATACATCTGCTAC